GAGGCAGCTTGGCTCATGCAGGTCAAGCAGGATGAGGGTATCGTTAGGGTGTCGGTCAACCGGACAGACAGCGGCTAGTCAATGGTCGCAAACGATGGTCAATGGATCAACCAGATTTCGCAACACTTCTCAAGACCCTGACGCCAGCACAACTTGATTTCGTGCGGGCGCGTTTGTGGTCGCAGTCAGATCGAGACGCGGCAGAAAAGGCGGGGATACATCCCTCAACAGTTTGCAGGTGGGAGAACCTGAACGATGTGCGGATGTGCATCACCCTCGCCAAGCAAGATGGCGTGGTAATCGCTGCTGAGGAGCTGCGGCGCATGATTCCCGATGCGATGGACGCGCTTCGGGATGAACTGAAGGCTCGGCGCGGAAGTAGCAAGCGGCTTGACGCCATTGTGCAGGTGCTCGACCGCACGATAGGCAAGCCGACCGACAAGACAGAGGTATCTAGCCCCGGTGGTGGGCCATTGGAGATCGTAATCCGGCATGTCGAAATCCCTATCCCTGAGCATCCCGGCGAGACACCCGGCGCAACGTCAGGTAGTTGACGAGGCCGCGCGCTTCAACGTCCTCGCGTGCGGGCGGCGCTGGGGGAAGTCCTGGCTTGGCGTTGACCTGCTGATTGACGCAGCCGTGCAGGGTAAGCCGGTGGCCTGGTTTTCGCCCACCTATCGTATGCTCTCGGACGCCTGGCGCATGGTGCGGGAGGTCGTCCAGCCGGTGACGGTAGCAGCTCGGGCGGATGAGCATAGGATCGAGTTGATGAGCGGCGGCACGGTGGATATGTTCAGCCTCGACAACCCGGATACGTCACGCGGGCGCAAGTTTGCCAAGGTCATCATTGACGAGGCGGCGATGAGCCCCAACCTCGAACCGGCCTGGACTAACGTCATTCGCCCGACGCTTGCCGACCTGCGCGGGGGTGCCTGGTTTATGAGCACTCCTCGCGGGCATAATTACTTCTGGCAGCTCTACAACCTGGGCATTGATCGGGCGGAGGGGTGGCGCTCGTGGCGTAAGCCGACTGCTACCAACCCCTACATTGGAGCCGATGAGATTGAGGCCGCACGCCGCACCCTGCCCGAGCGGGTGTTCGCTCAGGAGTTCCTAGCCGAGTTCATCGAGGACGGTGGCGCGGTGTTCAGGGGGGTGTACAAGTGCGCTAATGGTACACCAATGGAGCCGCAAGCAGATCACGCCTATGTTATGGGCGTTGATCTGGCTAGGTTGGCTGACTTCTCAGTAATCGCGGTCCTTGATACGTCCGTTGATCCTATTGCGTTGGTACACCTTGACAGGTTCAACAAGATAGACTGGACATTTCAGGTCGGCAAAGTTCGTGCAATTGCAGAACGATATCACGTCTCTATGATTCAGGTAGACGCAACCGGCCTTGGTGATCCGGTGATTGAGCTATTGCGTTCTGAACTAGGGCGCGTAGTTCACTTTGAGATATCAGATTGAGATGAGCCATTCGATGATGGTTAGGACACAGGACAACAAGATTATCGGGGGCGTTTCCTCCAAGTTTACGGCGCGTGATGTGGTGAACGTCACAGGTTATGTCCCAGCCGCACACCATACACGCTTTGCCGTAAGCCTTAATCGCAATCTTGCGCGCCGTCGTGTGGTTGCTCGTATCCTTGAAGTTGGGGTTATTGCTACCAGCCGTATCCAGTCCGTTACCCTTGCTACTCTTACCAAAACGGTACGCATGAAAGCACTGGCGGGAACAAAACTTGGCCGCCTTCGCTCTGTGCGGTTTGATGTAGAACGGCTTGCCGCAGTTCTGGCAAGTGACTTCCGCCCCCTTGCTATGTCTGAGTTCTGGATGGTCTTTCAAGGCTTGCGATTGCGCCTTGTTAGAGCAAGAGCGCGAGCAATAGATATTCCCGTTGATAACTTCGGATGGCTTACGCTTCACGGGAGCGCCGCAATACTGGCAAGTGTAGAGGTTGGTCTTGCCTCCGTACTCGTCAGGATGCGCAACCTTGTACGCAATGTAGCAGGACTTGGAGCAGAACGAGCGGCGCTCGTCGTAGGTCGTGAACCCTACGCCGCAGTTCTTACAGGTGAGTGCTAACATGATTTGTCCTTTCTATTGTCGGGGTTGACTGTGAAAAGTATAGCACCAATGGTTACAGGGGTCAAACTAACAAGCGCGAGCAAAGCGGCTCTTGTGAATGAACTGGCTGTGGCATTTGAGCAACAGTCTATTCAGATTTTCCCCGATGCTGTGTTACTTGCTGAACTCGTAGCATATTCGGCAGAGCGTTTGCCAAGTGGCGCGTTGCGGTATTCAGCACCACCCGGACAGCATGATGACACGGTAATGGCTTTGGCGCTTGCATTGAGTTGTGTTAGGAGGGGCCTGCCTGCCGCGCGACCCTCGCCGGGTGATCCGTTCGCACAACGTAAACCCTCAGACGGGCCGGGCATGGTGCGTACTGAGACAGGGGTTAGATTCATGCGACCGACTAAGCGCAAGGTGGATACATGGCTGTGAGACGTAAGAGCAAGCCGACCCCCGAGGAACTGTGGAACAAGGCCGAGGATTTATTCGACGCAGCCCAGGCCCGCAACTCCATGTACGACGAGCTGGACGCCATGTACGACGCCGAGCCGCCCGCCAACGCGCCTGACGGTGTCAAGCTGGTACGCAGCAGCCATTACACCAACACCGTTGATCTTGTCGTAGACCTGGCCTCGCAGCAGGAACTAACGATTGAGGTGCCCCTACGCAGCGAGACGGAAGCCGCCGAACGTGAGGCCGACGAGCAAGAGGAGTTCTTGCAGGCATGGCTCCGCCAGAATGACGAGACGCTGAAACAGGCGACGACGATGGAACTCGCCTACCTCGCTACGCAGCGCGCCGTATGTATCGCCAAGGTGCTGTTCTACGACAAGTCCCTGTCCAAGCTAGAGTCCGGTGATTTTGCGGTGGCCGGGTCGCCTATGGTGTGCCTCGTGCGTGACCCTCGCAACTGTGTCTGGGAGATCGGGGTTGGCGGGACGTTGTTCATGGCCGAGCGGTTCGAGCGCACTGCGGCGGAGATTCGTGGCCTGTATCCAGATGCCTTATCCGATGTGGAAGCCTATCCCGATGACCTGGACGTGGAGTGGACGGAGGTATGGACGCCGGATTGGGTAGCCTACTACGCCGCGCAAGAGCCAATCGCGGTGGCCGGTCAGATGGTGCGGGCGCATGGGTACGGGGTCGTGCCGTATGCGGTGGGTGTGGGCCGGGTTATTCCTCGGCTACGCGCCAGGTATCAGCCGTTGATGCGGTCGATTGCCCCGATCTGCCGCAACCTGGACACGTGGTATTCGATCCTGCTCACCTCTGGTTGGGCGGCGATAACAAGCGCCTGGAACGTGTTCTCGGATGCGTATCCACTGGACGGTAGCCGGGAGCTGGATACGGCGCCGGGTGCGGTCAACTTCTTCTCGCGGGGCGATCAGGTGCAGCCATTGCAGCGGGCGCCATTGCCGGGCGACTTCTTCCAGTCGGGCGACAGGATGTTACAGCAGTTGCAGCAGGCGACATTCCCCTTTGCGATGTACGGGCAGGGTGTTGAGTCCATGGCCGGGTATGCGATCAACCTCCAAACGCAGGCCGGACGCCGAGCCCTCGCCCCGATCTGGCACGCGATTGAATCCTGCTACGAGTCGGTGTTCAGGATTGTGGCGATTGTTGGCAAGCGGAAGCTGGAACCCCTGATTGGCGATGAGATTCCCCTCGTCGTGATGCAGGGTGCGGAAGGTGCGCAGGTTGCCGAGGATGGTAGCAAGAAGCGCAAGCGGCGGAGTAAGCGGCAAGTGTCTTTCAAGCTGGGGAACGTGGGCGACGACTGGCAATGCAAGGTAGAGCTTGGCGATCCGATGCCCGCAGATGAGGCGAGCAACCTGCGCATGGCAATCGAGTCCACGCAGGCCGGGCTCCTGAGCAAGAGGACGGCACGCAGCAAGTACAAGCTGACCGAGGACGACACAAGCGAGCAGGAGCGCATCCACGTCGAGCAGATCGTTGAGCAGCTAGCCCCGTTGGAAGCGGCGAAGCTGGCAGCGGCGCGCGGGTACATCCCCCGGACGCTGAAGGTGCCGCCTGGGTGGAAGCAGCTCAAGGATGGTCAGATTGTGCCGGACTTAGGGCAAGTGGCTGATGAGCCAGATGGCTTAGCGCAGGGCGAGATGCCTCCCGGCGGTATGCCGGAAGGTATGCCGATGCAGCCGGGGGAGATGCCGATGATGGGACAAGGCCCGATGCCTGAGATGCCAGGTCAAGGTATGGCTCAAGGTGTCCCTCCCGGTCTGCCGCCTGAGTTAGCCAACCTGCCGCCCGAGGTGCTCATGCAACTACTCGCCCAGATGCAGGGCGGTGGTGGCGCAGCGCCCCAGGGTATGCCGCCAGGTATGCAGGGTATGCCAGGTATGCCGCCTTCTGGGGTGAATCCCGCCGACATGCAGGCACTCGCGGGACAGGGGCCGGTCGTGCCTGACCTTGATGAGATGGCGGGTGAGCCTGGGATGATGATGCCGGGGATGATGTGACCAAGGACAAGGACAACTGCAAGGTGACAAAGCGCCGGTCGATCAGGCGCAAGCGTAAGGGAGTGAGACTTGAACGAGACTAACGCACCGCAGGTAACAGCAGACTACAAGATCATCACGGTCGTGCAGCCGACCCCGCAGCACGCCATAGATGCACTGGGCCGGGAGATGGCGTCCTACATTGCCGAGGGCTATGACGGCTACGGGGAGATCGGCTTGGTCCAGACCTCGGGCGGATGGCTGGCCTACAAAGAGATCGTGCGCTACAAGTATGGGGATGAGACGTGCGAGGCCGAGCCGGTTGAGACGCCGCAGGAAGCACCAGAGTCGCCCGTACCAGCACGCAAACGGAGCAAGGCCCATGTGGCGTGAGCTGCACGGCAGCACGGTCAGCGTGTTCCCAGGTTGGTTGCACGTCTCGTTCGAGTGTCCCAACTGTGGTGGACGATGGGAAGGGGTTGCCGCGGTGGGTGTGCAAGGGTGCGCCTGCCCGCATTGTGGTGCGGTGGACGAGGACTACGTATGGGTGCCGGACGACGATGATCCGGCCCGGCCTGATATGCCGCATGATGGCTGCTGGTTGACTGGGGAGATAGCTGCTACGAGTGAGGAAACTGACTTCCTGCGCAAGCATGTGCGGCGAGAGTACAACCTTGTCGGGAAGCTGCTGGTTCTGCTCGTCATCAAGCTCGTCACGCTGATCGAAAGGATAGGCTGATATGCCAACACAACCTCCGGGCCTGCCGGACTTCCGCCAAGAGTACCGGGCCGCGGTCAACAACGCAGGGTACTACGGTTTGCCTACGAGTGGTAGCAGTATGGCGCCGATGCGCTATGCCAACATGCCATTCGATGACTTTGCGCGCGTGTCAAGACAGGCCCAGCCTTTCGCCGCGCCTGTTGCCCCCGCTATGGCAACTTCTGCCGCGCCTGTCGCCCCAGCCATGGCAACTTCCGCCGCGCCGCGCCCACAGTGGACGCCAGCCAGCGCAGCCGCGCCGAAGCAGGCAGATGTACGGATGCCGATTGATTATGCTCAACTCCTGAGCGCAGCCGTCGCGCAGTATCGCAACTACATGGCCGGGGCGGAGGCACAAGGCGCACAGGCCAGGGCGCAGGCTCCCGCAAGTTACGGGCAGTATCCTCCGCAGATATGGCAAGGCGGCGCCGCACCTCCGAGCGTGCCGGGCGCAGTCGCAGGACAGGCAGGCCAAGTCACCGCACCGACCTACTCAGGCAGCAGCTATGGTGGCAGCAGCTATGGTGCATCGGGCTGGATTGATCCGGTGTGGTACGAGCAGTTCAAGCGCGAGCACGGTGGGGCTACGCCGGAGGAAGTCTACCAGAAGGACGGTAACTACGCCCTGCAACACGCACTGGCAGACAAGGCTTGGGGCGATCAGTTCTATCAGGCGATGGGACGCCCGCCCTCGGCAGAAGATTGGCGCGTGTCTTACCGGCAGCGGCAGGACGACTACTACGGGAGCTTCTGATGATCGTCGCGGATTCTCTGACACGCATCGGGGAGCAGGCGGAGCGGGAGTTGGATCGCATCTTGGTCCGGATCCCGACCAAGCCGCAGCCGTCCATGCCGTTCGAGCAGTATCTACCGCAGGCTATGGCATACGCACAGCAGAACGAGGAGTTCGCCCGTAAGCTGGCGCGTGCGCTGCATCAGGCCCGCACGACTGGTCCGCGTCGTACTTTTGGAGGTTGACACATGGCCCACCCGTATAACGCATCATACATCAGCGATGATGGCCTGGTATCCTATGACGCCTGGGGGAGACGCCTGGACTCTCTGGGCAACGTCGCGCGTGGTGGAGGTGGAGGAGCCGCGCCTGCCGTACCTGGGACTGGATTCGCCGCGTTGCCTGAGTCATATCTCGCCGGGTTGAAGTCATTCCTGGGTTCAGAGCCGACCGACTACTACGGCACGCGTGGAGCCGAGAAGGGCGCGCAGACGGACTACTACAACCTGCTCAACGCGTGGCAGAACAAGACGGGTGTACCGCTGACGGATGACGATTGGGCGCGTGTGTGGAGTGGGCTCAACGCCTACCGCACCAAGCAAATCGTACCGGGCCAGGAGCAACCCTTCACCGTGAGCGATGCGTTCAACTACCTTGGCCGGATGCTGACCGCTGCGCCGCGCCAGCCGCTCGTCTCATACCTGCGCACGGGAGAGATCTAGTTGGCTAACTATCTGGACTACTTCGGCTTCAAGTTCCCGGTCATTCCGCAGTCGGCGCGTAAGCCAGCGCAGACCACGGCGCCAGGCGCGTATACTGGTAGTGTTGGGGTCGAACGTCCTACACCTCCCGCACCGCAGACGTACCGCGATTACATGCCGCAGCAAGCACCAAGATGGACGCCACCCGTAGATGAACAAGGCCCGCTGCCCACCTACCGGGTGCAGAGTACACGCCAGCGCACAGCAGCGGAGAGGATGCCCGCGCCCTACGAGCCGCCGCAAGTCTCATCCATGCGCCAGGTCAACGATATGTTGCCACCTCCGCCGACCACGTTCCCGGGCTTCAACCCTGAGACGATGACGGCCATGCGCCAGGTCAACATGCTGCCCCCGCCGAGCTTCGACACGACGACAGAGGCGCCGACTATTCCCGGCCTGCGTAATGCTGCCGCCATGCCGCCACTGGCAGCACCGGCGATGTATCTTGCGCGCAACCTGTGGGAAAACCGCGAGGGTGCCCTGGGCGCGCTTGAGAACTTCCCCGAAGCGTCGCGGGTAGCAGAAGATCAGTTTGGCGCGAACGTGCGTGAGGGTGTGGCGCAACTACCCGGCAAGATCGCAGCGGGAATCGGCAAGTTCACGTCAACGCCGGTCGGGTCTGTCATCGGGGCTGCGCTAGGTGGTACGCCAGAGTGGAAAGCCAATGCACCGACCGATCCGCGTACGTTCGGGGAAGATGTGCATGTGGCCTTAAGTGGAGGTCTGGGTGGTATCCTGTGGCGTGGCTTGACGCGTCCGCAGGAGGCTTTGACAGAACCAATCTGGTCCGGTTTGCGTGTACGGTTCTTGCCGCAGGACTACGAGCAGACGGTGGCCGAGTACAAGGATGCGCGTGATGAGTTGCAGCGCAAGATCGTGGAGGCGCAAGGCCAGATCCAGGGGCGCGGCGGCGAGCGAAGCGCGCTGAACGAGTTGCGAAGTGAGCTAGCCGACCTCAACCGACAGCAGCAAGCCGCCTATTTCAGAAGTATGGCTCTCGGTGTGGCCCAGCTAGGGATACCGGCCAGCGGCAGGCCGGTTGAGATGAAGCAGTGGTCCCGTGAGTACATGGGGCCGATCATGCAGGAGATCATCGACAGGCCGCATGAACAAAAGGTCGCCGAGCGTGAGCGTTACCGGGAGTTTGCCCCAGCCTCAGAGCAGTTGATTGTCTCCGCCATCCTCGATCCATTGAACCTATTGGACGTGATCGGCATGTTCACCAACGCGGCTAAGATCGCCAAGGCCGCAGCGAGAGAGGGACCGGCACTCATCGGGCGGGGTGCGGCGCGGCATGTAGCAACGCTGGACGAGGTTGGCGCGTTGACGAACACGGCTTCAGACAGGGCGCGGTCATGGCTCGGGCGCCATACACCCTGGCAACCTACGCCGGAATCGCTCGCTCATGCGCACGTCATCGAGAGCGCCGACACGGTAACACGCATCTCAGAGGTCGCCCAGGACGCCATCAAGAACAACCCTGACGCCATCGCCAAGCTCGGCGGACTGCCCGGTGAGAATCCGATGGTCACGTTCCTGCGCGAGTTCATCCAAGACCCGGATAACCCGCTCATCTCCGCCATGACGGGAGGATTCAGCCAGTCCCTTCCGGCCAAGCGCACGGTGCTGCTGATTCGTAACATCTTCGGCACGGTGGACGAGGCAACAGCCGCAGCACGTGGGGCCGAGCGCGCCAAAGCCGCGGCGAAGCTGGCCGAGGTCGAAAAGCGTGTTGCGTCCGCAGCGAACAAGGTAGACGAGCTACGCCAGGCCGGGGCCAGCGCCAGCAAGATCGCCAAGGCCGAGACGTTTGCAGACAAGGCTCGGCAGGCATTTGACGAGGCGAAGGCACTGGTAGACGGACTGCCCGCCGCGCCCAAGGTCGGTGACGTTGACTTTGACGAGATGGCGAAGATCATCGACGCAGCGAAGGGCGATGACATCGCAGCCGTTGCCGATCTCGCATCACGTTACGAGGAAGCTGCGCGCAAGATTTACGGGATGCCGGTCAAGACCAAGGGTGTTGACGGTGCGGATGTGCTGTCCTACAAGTACCCCAGCCAGCAGAGCACCTTGCGTAAGTGGCGCGGCAACGTGAGCAACGCCGTGTCCATGATGTTCCTGGGCACCAACCCGGGCTACGCGTTCCGCAACGCAGCCAACAACCTGTTTACCGCGATGGTGGATGGGGTTGCCCCGGTGAAATCGGCTGACAGTCTGCGTACTCTGTGGACTCGGTGGGGTCCGGCGCCATGGATGACCAAGCAAGGTGTAGGCGCACAGGGCGACGTGTGGAAAACGCGGGAGAAGGCGCAGGAGTACATCAAGTCCATCAGCGATCCGATAGGTTTCTTTGACATCTTCAAGGCAGTCGAGACCGCGACACTGAGCGACAAGTTCAGCGTGACGCTGCAAGTCGGCCAGAACTTCGAGCGGTACGCCTCCGAGCGCATTACGGCACATCACATTCGTCATTACTGGGAACAGGTGTGGCCCAAGACGGTGCGCCGCATCACGAAGGAACTCAGCGGCAGCTTCTCCATGGAGCAGTTGCGCTACATCGAGCATAGGCTGGATGGGTGCATGAATCCCGCTGAGGTGCGCAAGGTCATCGAGGACATTACAGGATCAGCCCCTCCGCCCGGCAGCGTAGCAGGTGGTGTTCCCGGAGTACCTGGTGGAGCCGTGCCGCCCGCAGGCAGAACGCTTGACCCGCGCATGGGTGGCGCACCGCAGGACGTGCGCGAGGGAGCGATGCAGGCCGGTGGGCCGGATGCGGTGGAAGCGGTAGACGATGTAATGCGCAAGGCCAGGACGCCGCAGGAAGCCGTAGCCAGGATCACGATTCGGGAAGTGGAAGCCGAGAACAGCACCGCGCTGAGTCTTGCAGTTGAGAGCTTGCGCGCCGACGCCCTGGACGCGATGGACTCCAAGACTGCAACGGTAGAGGACTTGAAGGACTACCTGAACAGGTCGGTTGAGATCGTCCGGCAGGCGCAGGAAGCCGATACCGCACTCATCAAAGCCACGTTGAAGGCGCAGGAAGGACTGGACGGCGCGGCGCGTGACGTGCTGTGGCAGGAGACGAGAGCCGCACGCAGGCGCAGCCGCATGGCCGTTATGGGTGAGCTGGACCAGCTTGACAACGAACTCATGCCGGAGCTGGGCTTCGATGCCAAGTCAATCAGGTCGCAGAGCGAGTATCGCGCCTACGTGGTGGACACGTGGGACAGGTCTGACAGGCTCATCAACAACTTCTGGCGGGACAAGCGCAACGGGTTGAAGGGTGCGACCGCTGACGAGATCTACGAGGCGATGCAGAAAGAGCGAGCGCGACTGTGGGATGACCTACACCAGCGCCGCAACGCGCAGATAGACGCCTTCGATGAGGAGATCAAGCGAGCCGTTGGCAGGCTGAACACGGGCGACGTGCCGCCGAAGGGTGCGCCGACGCCGCCGCCCGCGGAACCGACCGGGCCTGTTGCGCCAGCCGCGCCTGCCGCCGCGACAACTGACCTTCTGCCTGAGTTGGGTGGGCCTGAGTTGCCGACAAGGGCACCAGCGATCAGCGACGAAAACATTCGCACCGCGGCCAGGGACGCGGGGGTCGGCACCAAGTATCAACTCAAAAACGACAACCCCAAGACTGGCAAGCGTAAGGGCGACTGGGAAGATAACGACAGGTGGCTGCTAAACTTCGCCCGCAAGAACGCCGGGGTGGACAGACCTAGTGTAGCCGCTTTTACTGAGACCGACCGTGAAGCGGTCATGGAAGCACTGAATAAGCGCGCCGGACGACAAGCAGAGCTTAGCGCTCAGGGTGTGCAGTCTGTAAAGAGCGCGGTTGCAGAATACAAAAAGGAAATCAAGCGCATCACGCGCGGCATTGAGAAAGAAACGAATAGAAGCCAGCGTTATCTTGACGACCTTGAACAATCTAAGGCCAGGATCGAGCGCAAGTACATTGATGAGATTCGTAGCCGCAACTTGTCATACCCTGAACAGATCAAACAGGAACAGGCCATCAGTGAAGCACTTGAAGCTGTTGACTCTGGCATCTTTGGTGTTAGCGATAGCACGGGTAAACAAGTAGGTTACGACTTCAGAAAGTCACGCCTTACGCAACCGCAACCCGAACCCTCGCCCATCCCGCAGGCAGCGAAAGAGGCGCGACTATCCGCGCAACTGCAAGGCGCGACTGGTAATAGAGTTACAGCCTACGGCACAGACCCGAACAGGCAGTATGAGTTCAGGTACAAAGTTGTATCGCTTGACGAACTGATACCGTCACAGACGGATGCGTTTACTCCGAATCCTGCCTACCCGCAGGAGCTTCAACCGCGCATCAGAGATCGAGCCGCGTCCAGGATGCAAGTCGATGAGATTGCCAGGAAGCTGCAACCTGATGGGCTACTCGGCAACTTCAACTCGCTTGATCGCGGGCCAATGATTGTCGGGCCTGACGCTGCCGTTGAATCTGGTAATGGCCGAGTGATGGCACTACGCAAGGCACGCGCTGATGCACCTGACAGGTGGCAAGCATATCAGACACGCTTGCGTGAACTTGCGCCAGAGTACGGCATTGACGCCCAACAACTCGAAGGCATCACAGACCCGGTGCTGGTGCGTGAACGCGTGACAGAAGTGGATCGCGTGCAGTTTGCTGCCGAGGCGAACGAGCAGGCTACGCTTGCCATGTCGCCGGTTGAGCAGTCCTTGCAGGATGCTGGCCGGGTGCCAGATCGGCTACTTGCCACACTCGAAGTAGGCGACAATCAGAGTGTCGATCAAGCCCTTACGTCTGGTGCCAATCGTTCAATCGTCAAAGCATACATCGAAGCAATCCCGGCGAATGAACGGGCCGCACTTGTTACGTCTGATGGCAGTCTGAACGCTCAGGGGCTAGCCCGTCTGAAAGCAGCCTTGTTTGCCAAGACCTACCCCGGTGATGCTGGTCAGCGGTTGGGGCAGGTGTTCCTTGAATCGCTCGATCCCGGCATCAAGAACATCGAAGCTGGCATGTTTGGTAGTCTGCCAAAGATGAGCCGCGCTGAAAGCATGGTGCGCTCAGGCGAACGTGCTGCCGACCTCGCCCTTGGCGATGACCTATCCGCAGCGATTGATGCTCTTGCCCGCTTGAAGGAGCAGGGTATCAAGGTAGATGACTACCTATCACAGATGAGCTTGTTCGCAGATGAATTGACGCCATTCCAAAAGGAACTGCTCGCTCATTTCGATACCATCAGTCGAAGTCCCAAGAAAGTACGTGAACTGCTCAACGGTTACGCTGATACAGTCGAAGCCGCGCCGAATCCTGGGCAGATGAACTTGCATGGTGATATAGTAGGGGTGAACAAGGAGGACATCTTTGGACGAATCAGGGAAGAACAAACAGGGTCTTCCGCCGAGCAGCTTGGATTCTTTGGCGAAGAACGAATCGGGCAAGCTAATACTCCCGCGTTTGGAACCAAAGGTCAAGGACTGGCGCAATTCCCAACCCAAGGAACAACCAAAACCACAGGCAGGCTAGACTTCACCGCTCCACCGGCAAGAGAAGGAATCGGCATCGTCGCCCCTGGCACGCAGCAGGCGCAGGAAGTGCTCGACCGCATCTTCAAGCGCAACGGCATGAGCGTCGGTGCGGCGCGCATCCACGCGGCCACCTCCATGCGCCCGGTGTGGAGCAAGCTGAAGGACTACATGACCGCGACGGTTGACGACCTGCCGCCCTTCACGCCCGAGCAGATCGCCCTTCTGCGCAAGCTGGCAAACGAGCGCATCATCCCGAACATGGTGCGCGACAAGGCGACGGTCGCCAACCTCGCCACGCAGATGCGCAACTTTGCCCTGGGCGACTACCAGAACAAGCGCATGATCCATGAGTGGCTGGCCTATATCTTCCCGTGGTCCTACTGGTACACGTTCACCTATCCGAACTGGGCCAAGCGGCTGCTCACGAACCCGTCCTTTGTGAGCAACTATGCCCGCATCAAGGCGCAGCTCGCCAAGACGAACCGCGAGTACTACCGCGCGGTGATGGGCGATCCAAATGCCGAGATGCCTGAGTACTGGGAAGATCAGATCCGCGTGCCGTTCCACAACACGCAGCTCTACTTTGACCTCGAACGCACGCTCATCCCGCTGCAAGCCCTGCTCAACGACTTTGACAGCCGGACGCGCAACGAGGCGCCTGGTGGCAGGGTGCTCTCCGACATCCAAGAGTGGGGGCCAAGCCTGCACCCGGCTCTGACGTGGGCCTATGCCGCGTGGCTGTCATCCAAGGGTTATCAGGACGCATCTGACGAGTGGGTGGGCTACGTGTTCCCCTGGTCACGCCCACTGAAGGGTGCGACTGCGCTGGCGCGGGAGTACGTCCCCGGGCTGCAAAAGATCATCCCGCCCGGTGGGTTCTCCGTCGAAGGTGCGCTCGGGCTGAAGAACGTCGAGGGTGGGGACACCTGGGAGCGGCGGCGCATCGGCTACGCGCTGTACACTCTGTTGCAGGAAGGCAAGATCACGCAGCAACAGTTTGAGGATGCGGCCTACAATCACAGCGGCGAAGCCTGGGACATGGCCCGCCAGCGTGAGGCAGTCAAGCGTGCGCCTGGCAACCTGGGTTCTTACCTGTTCGGTGCTGGCTTCAAGGCCCGGGACATGAGCGACATCGAGATCGACCGGATGAACCGGGAATGGAACGCGATCTGGGACGCCCGCTACGACCAGGGTGTTGACGAAGCCGTGTGGCGCAAGATGCTAAACGACTTCAACCAGAAGTATCCGTTCAAGAAAGCGGTCGAGATGGCCCGCGAGTCGGACCAGACCGAGCGGCTGAAGGATTACGCCTATGCGGTCATGGACCGCCTGCCGCCAGGCCAGGAATACTACCGGATGCTCACGGAGGCCGGGCTGACGGAGGAGATGATCGACCGCTTCAAGGCCGACAAGGGCGACCTGAGCGGCTGGAAAGAGTACGAGGTCAAGGCGTTCCAGGCAGGCATCGAGAAGCTGGCCGCCACGGTTGGCGTGCCGACCCCGGACCAAAAGGCCGAGTATGACCAGTACTGGAAAGAACGCGACACGATCCGAGCCGCGGTCGAGCAGGCAACCGGGCACACCTACGCGGAGTACCAGGCCGCAAACGACGAGTACTACGCCGAGGGCGCAGACAAGCCAGCCGTGCTCGCCAAGTATCCCTGGCTGAAGGCAGGTTGGGACGCCAGCAAGAGCACCAAGGCGACGAGCCCGACCTATCAGAAGTTCAACCCGCCGACGAGCAGCCCGACGACCGGCAAAGCGGCTACGGCTACGCAGTCCGAGTTATCGAAGAAGTACGACGAGGCGGAGAAGCGGTTCGGCACCAAGGTCGCACAGTGGGCGGATGAGTACAGCTCGCTGCCCAAGACTGGCACCGCACGCGCCGACTGGAAGAAGGCTAACCCTGAGAAGTACAAGCAAGTCCAGGCTTACTACGACTACATCTACGGTGACACGCGCACGTCTACGAGCAAAACGACGAGCAAGGCGTCGAGCAGCTACACCTCGCGCACTCCCACGTACAGCACCAATTACAGCGGGGGTGGACGGTACAGCAGCGGTGGCAGTCGCTACACCAGCGGAGGCGGCACGCCGGTCACGACGCCGGGCACGACCCCGGTTGACACCGCGCCGCCGACACCTGCCGAGCCGCCCGCATACGAGAAGTGGACTTTGCAGGATTACGGCGAGCTGGTGCAGGAGGAGCGTAGTGACGATCCGGCTTTCGACACCTTCGCCGGGCTGATGTTTGGCAGCGACATCCTCTCGCTGGCGTCCAAGTACTACACCATGACGCCAGAAGAACGTGCGGCCTGGATCGCGGCCAATCCGCAACTATGGGCGAAGCTGTTGAAGTATCTGTTGTGGCTGATGAAGCAGACTGGCGTCAAGTCGGACTACACGCGCATGATGCAGAGTATCCCGCCTAATGCGCCGAATGTGCCGCCGCCCGCACCTTCCACGGCGCCAGCAGTAGGCGGCTGGTCGTCGGTCAGCACGCCGCACGCGCCGATGAACGTGCCGGTAGCACCACCCGTTCCGGTTTAGCGCAAGTCCTTCCCTCCGCAAAGGCCCGCAGGATACCCTCCTCCTGCGGGCCTTTGTATTTCTGCGGTTTCTCTCCTGTCAAAACCAAAATCATGGCACACCCGCATTGTAAAGTGAGTGCATAGGCCCATAGCGGGCACATTCCAGAGCGACAGGAGAAGAAGGAATCACATGACTGACGCCCAGGCGAACCAGGAGTTTG